CGTTCAGGAAGTTGGCGAGGTTCGTGGCCGTGGCTGCGAGCGAACCGCCGATCAGGACTTCCATGCCGACCGGCGTGGCCGCGACGAACACGATGTCCTGGCCGCCGACCGTAACCTTGTCGCCGTCAATCGGGACGGCATTGGCCAAGGTGACGGTGCCGGTGGCGTAGCCGCTTCCGGCTTCCACATTGGTGGACTGGTAGCCCCGGAACCACAGAGCGATGTTGGGAAGCGAGATGTTGTCGCACTGGAACGAGCCACTGGAATCGTTCTGAAGCGAAACGCTTGCGTCCTTCACCCGGACGCCGCCTTCGCTGGAATAGTGGTCCAGCGTATCTTCCGCCTGGGACAGCGAAAGCGACGGCGTGTTGCCGAAGTAAAGCTGACCACGGGCGACACGGGTGCCCGTGACGAACGGCCCGAAAAACAGCCGCCCCCGGCCGACGACATAATTCATTTCTTCTGCCACTGGTAATCTCCCTTATGCGTAGGGGTTGCGAATGTCGGTCGTGATCTCCAAAATCAACGGGAGATAGAACATGGCAAGCCGCGACGCCGCTTCCTGCTCCGGCGGCCTTACCACACCTTGACCTATGGTTAAAGACGCAAGATCGCCGCCCAAGAGATACTCGTCCGGGTACATCGGGAGGCCGTCTTGCTCACGGACTTCGACCAGGCGCGACAGTTGTTGCTCGACCGCCGCTTTCATCACATAAGCGGGATCACTGGGGTTGTCCTTGTCGTCTTTCGGCCAGCCTTGCACCAGCAACGTCCATGTTTCGAGGCGCTTGTGCCCGTGCGCGCCAGCCGGCTGCCCGACTACCGGACGGGGGGCTTCGAGGATCGAAAGGCAATCCTCGATCTCCTTCGCCGACACGACGATTTTACCTCGGTAGCACCGCACCCCTGCATACCCGGAAGTTGCTTCCAGGTGCGTGGTGAGTTTCTTCAAGATTCGGAGTTGCTTCGGGTCTGCCATCACACAAGCCTTGAAAACTGACGGAAGAACTCCGTCGCGATTGCGTCAACCAGTTCAGGCATCTCGGCGTCGGCCGCTTCGTTGCGGAGTATCTGGTCCACGCTTGGTCCGTACAGGAGGACGACATTTTTATCGAGATGTACCATGCGCGAGGCGTCGCGCTTATTCAGTACAGTTCCTTCCTTGAGACGGATCGCAAGACCGACGTTGTACCCGTCGTCGCTTATCCCGCCACCTTTGTTGAGGCGGACCAGGAACGCATCTGGCATGAACGTGCTTGACCGTTTGACGCGGACAGTAACCCCGCCCTTGCCACCTACGGCGCTGCCGGCTGCGAACCGCGCCAGGCTCGTCGCGCGCTGCCGGCCGACGACAGAGGCCACCAAGCGGCTAGGTGTGGCGTGCTGCGCCATCTCGATCTTGTCGTCAACGTAGCCGGCCGGGAACTGCACCTCGGCGGCAACTGCTTTCCGGAACCGGGCCAAGCCCTTACCCGAAAGCACGTCGTTCATGGCGAGCGATGCGGCCCGGCGTGTCGCGTCTGGCACAGCGTTCAGGAAGTTCTCGACATCCAGAATCTTGCTTATATCGACGTCAAACACGGGTGACGGTCCAGTAGACGTTCTCCGGACCATCGGGGTCCAGTTCTTGATCGAGCGTCACCGTCACGGCATACCCCGGAAACGTGATCTCCGCGCCGCCTCGCAATTCCAACGCAAGAACGTCAAGTTCTGTGCGGCTGAAGATCAGGCGTTCGATGGGTTCCATGACGGCCAGGCCATCGTTGTCTCCGAGGTTCACTTTGCTCTTGGTGTGGAACCGCGCTTTCAGTCCCAGCCCTGCTGCCTGCTGTTCGAGCGTGGGGACGGAGGGGTCAACACCGTTCGAGTACGAGCAAGGCTCGGCCATCCGGTCGTGGATGCCGAGCCTCGCGTCTCGCTTGATGGCCGAGAGGCCCATCGGTCAGATGTCCTCGTCGTCTTCGGTGTCGGACGTCTTGGCCTTGGCGGGCTTGGCCTTCGTAGGCTTGGCCTTGGAAGCCTTCTCCGGCTCGCCGTCGCCTTCGTCGTCCGCCTGCATACGGCGACCTTCGTTGATCGGAGCGCGCAGGCAACCGGGCTGCACCCGGTTCACGGCAGTGATCTCGTCTTCGGTGAAGTCGTCGCCGCCGCCCGGCTGGATGGTCTTGCGCTTGCCGTCGCGGACAACCACGACAGAGGCTCCGGCGACGATCATGTACTTGCTCTTGGTCACTTTGTGTACTCCTGGAAGTTACTTCTGAAGGCAGGGGCGACCCGGAGGTCGCCCCTGCCGCTTACAGGCCGTCGTGCGCGACGATGTGGAAGGTGTTGTCCACGTTGGTCGGAACCATGAGCGGCGCGCTCTGCGTCATGGTGTAGGTCATCGACGGGTCTTCCTGGTCCCACATCTTCGGGAAGAGCGGGAGCGGCTGAAGGCCCGCGCGCTTGTCGCGGATCGCGCCGTAGCAACGCACACCACGGACATTGTTGCCCGTACCGACCACGGAGTACGTCCCCATGATCGACTGCGTGACGTCGTTCTCGTCTTCGTACTGCTCGTTGTAGGTGTAGACCTCCAAGCGGCCCTGACCGTTGGCCCCCTGAAGGATGCCCCGGAACTCAAACGGCTGACCCGGCGAGCCGAGAGCCGACAGCGTGGAGTCGCTGGTGCGCGCCACGTTGCCGATTTCCTGACCCTTCAGGAGCGCCTGGACCTTCGTGTCCTCGTAGAAGAGGTCGAAGGCACCGAGGCCCATCGTCAGGCGGCTGATCGGCGACCCGCTTTCCTGGAACGACAGCGTGCGGAGTTCGGCGATGTCCGTCAGCGGGTCCGCCGCAGACTCGCCCCAACGCGCCGTGCCGGTGAGCACGCGGGTCAGACCGGCGTTGCGGCGGAAGTCGATCACCTGGGTCGGGTAGTCCTCGCCCGTGATCGTGACCTTGCCGTTGATGATGGCCATCGCGGCCATCCAGTTCTCGCGACGGTGGATGCTCTCGCGTTCCTCCGCCAGGTTCTCGGCGATGGATGCGTTCCAACGCGACTGCGGCGTGCTGGAACCGAGACCCGGAACCTCACCCGGACGGCGGTTGAACTGCCGGTTGGGATCGACGATGTGCTTCGGCTTGACGTAGGCCGGGGCGAACGCCTGGGTCTCGAAGCCGCGCGAACGCATGACGCGCCCCTGCACGACCGGGCTGACGAAAGGAGCGAGTTTGCGCACCGTCCGCAGCTTGTCGAACATGATTTCGGCGGTATCGAACTGACGAACCGAGGTGAACCAGCCGTCCAGCCAGTAGGCCGATTCAACCGGGGTTACTCGAAGGACGTCCAGCATTTCCGCCGTGCCGTAGAGATCAAATGCCATGTTAGTTTACTCCCTGTACTTGGCCCGATGGTGCTTCAGAGAAGCCGCTGGACGTTGACCATGGTGCCCGCGAACGCCGCCTTGATTTCCTGGTAGGTCGTGCCGTCCGGGAGATCGAGAGCGTCGAAATTGGGGTGGCCCGAGATGAAGACCGGCGTATCGACCGCCGCGTCGTAGCCCGTGGCCGAGGTGTCAAGCGCGTGCGGGAGGATGCCGTAGGGCACCCGCGCACCGCCAGATTCGGCATCGCTGTCGGTGCCGCCCGAAAGGGTGCCACCGGAAACCGCGATGTTCGCGCCGGCTTCGGCCAGGGTGACGGCGTTGCCCGCCACGCCCGCCGACTTGACCGTAACGACGCCAGCCGACGACGTGGCGATGACCCCACTGCCGCTTTCGACACCGAAGTTCATGCGGTTGAGGTTGATCGCCGCCGTCAGGTTGGTCGCCGTCTCCGTGAGAGTCGCGCCGATGGCGACCTCATAGGCAGTGTCAGCGTCAACAGCGGCGCGGAACGTGAACACGTCCCCGTTGACCGTGACCGTCTCGCCTGCGGTCGGAACCGCCGTCGAGAACGTCACCGTGCCCGTGGCCCAAGCGTTCGGGTTGTCCGAATCCGCCAGCGGGTTCCACGGAACCAGCACGCCGCCGACCAGGGCGACGACCGGGAACTTGTACGTTTCACCGCGCGCGTTCTTCAGGCCGAAGATGTGGCCGGCAGCGGCCGTGCCCTGCGTGGTCTGTCCGTTGGGTTCACCGGCCCAAAGCTGAATCGGCTCGAAGGTGCCGATCTGATCGACGCCGTGTGCGAGTCCATCCGTCATGGTATTTTCTCCTGTTAGGGCCTTAAGCCCGAATTGCTGGAACTATGACCGGAGGCCGATCAGTGCTTCAGGGCCTTGCTCGACCAGGTGGCACCCGTGACCTTGGCATGGTCGGCCAGGAGGGGGTTCGCGCCGGCGCGGCCGCCGTCTTCGTTTCCGCCCTTGGCCTTGCCGCCGCCCGCGTTCGGGTGCTTCGACTTACCCATGGCCGCCTCGAAGTGGTTCACGTTGTCCGTGCCTTCGTCGCCGTCATCCTCGTCGTCAGCGCCTTCGTCTTCGTCGCCTTCATCGTCGCCGGCTTCGTCCTCTTCGTCGTCCGCCGAGGCGACCTTGGACGACGCTTTGCCGCTCTTCCCCTTCTTGGGGGCCACTGCCGCCTTGGGGGCTCCGGCTGCCGAGTCGATGATCGCGATGGCGTCATCCGCCGAGATCGCATCGTTGTCGATCAGCGTCTTGGCGAGCGCCGCGAACTGCGGACCCTTGGACGACGCATGATCCCGGATGGCCTGCTTGCGCTCCACACGGTCGGCGACCGCAGCGGCGGCCTTGGCTCCGGCTTCGGCGGCGATGGTGGCGATCTTGTCGAGATCGGCATCGGTGAGACCGGAAGTAACTTCCTGTCCCTTGCTCTTCGGGTCTGCCATTGTAAGTTCCTCTTCGTTCTCGGTGGAAGGGTCGTCGTCGGCCAACTCGGCAAGGAACGCCGCGACGGCTTCAGTCGGGGTCTTTACCGCACTTATGAGTCCTTTGGCAAGAGCCTCGTCCGCGCGGTAAATGCGCGCTTGCGTGCCCCGCACATCGTCTTCTGAGAGACCGCGCGCTTCCGCGATCAGAGCGATGAAGTCGTCCCACGTCTTGCCCGCACTCGTCCGCCATTCGTCAAGCACGGAGGCCGGGAGGTCTTGATACGGGTTGCCGTCAACCTTGTGATCGCCGGCTGCCGCGAACGTCACTTTCACGCCGGCTTTCTTGAGACTCTCTTCATAGCTGACGTGCATACGGTACACACCGATGGAGCCGATGCGTGCGGACGGGATGGCGTAGACCGAGGTTGCCGGCGCGGCGAGTGCAATGCCGCCCGACGCCGCGAGAGAATCCACCATCGCCAGGGACGGTTTGACTCGGCGGCTCGCCATGATTTCGCGCGCAAGTTCAAAGCACCCGGCCGCCTCACCGCCAGGGCTATCGACGTCGAAAACGATGACCTCCACATCTTCGTCATCCAGGGCGAGGTTCATCATCCGCCGGATATACTGATACCCGGTGACAAAGCCCCACGATCCATTGAACCGATTGAGAAGCGTCCCGTGGATGGGGATCACGGCCACGCCGTCGTGGTACACGAACGCTTTGCGCTCGTCCTCTCCGTCAGGTGCGAAACCATAAACCGCTTCGAGGGCTTCGCGCGACGCGGCTTCGAGAGCGGTGGCGTCGCGCGTCTGGTCCGTGTCGTGGAACCGCGTCAGGTCCGCCATGACCCGTGACGCTGTATCTTGCAGGATAAGCATGTCCCGCGAGTCAATGCGGGACAACGCATCCACGCTGACACTGTTCTTGCTGCGGCTCATAGGTCTTCATCCTCGTCATCGTAAAGAGCGTTTTGGTTGGCGTTCGCACCGGCTTTGCCGCCTTGCATGGTATTGCGCGCCTCGTTGTTCCCGGCCCGTTGTGCGTCGAGTGAGAAAGGAAGATTGAGGTCCACGAAGACCTTCTCTTCCTTTGCGCGCTGTGCCGCCAGTTCCCGCCAGTCTTCGCCGAGTTTCGACGCCTCCTTCTCGTAAGTCGAGAGGCCCGACTTGATGCGGAGCATGGCGGCTTGGGTCTCTTTGAGTTCGTCTACCTGGCCACGGCCAGAGGCGATCCACGCGCACCGGGTGTAGGCGTCTTTCATCAACGGCCGGTAGAAGTCCGTGCGGTTGCGGCCGCGTGGGAGGGGGAGATTGCCCTGCCCGATCTCTTCCTCGCACCAAAGCTGGTACGCTTGGGTCGCCATACGGTCTGCGCCGAACTTCTTCTTCGAGTTCATAGTGCGCTCGATAAGCGCCATCTCGGCCTTGATCCCGGAGTAGTTGAACTTCGAGAAGTTGCGGCTCATTTCCGAGAACCCGACGCCGAAAGTGGCGGCGAGTTTGCGGATCAAGGAGTCCTCGAAGTCACTTCCGATTCCCGCCGTAGAGGTGAGTGGCTGGATGTTCATCTTCGTGCCGGGGAAGAAGTGCGGCATCTTCACGCCATCCACGGCGATGTTCTCGCTGGCTCCGAGGAACTCCTGGAGCATCGACAAATACTGACCGACAGCGTTCATATACCCCGTCTCGCCGCCGCCCAAAGCAGCGATCACGTCAGCGCTGGGCATCTCTGACTCGACGGACGCCGCGTAACTCGCCTCCACGACGGCACGCTGAAGAATGAGTTCAGAGTACGTCTTGGTCATGTTCGAGTGGGCGAGCGCCGCCACCATCTCGGAGATGCCGCGCGTCTGGTCGATCAGGTTGGGGTCACGCACGAACAGCACCTGACGGCGGCCCCAAGGCTTGCGGGCCTCGATCACATCCCAGGTGTCGATCTCACGGACGTCATAGTCCGCCTCGTACCCCCGGCGAATGTGGAACCGGACGGGCCGGTTCTTCCGGTCCATCTCCACACCGCGCGACAACTTCGCGCCGCTGCGGGGGTCGTATCCGTCCGGGAGGCCGTCGCGGTTGCACAGCCGGTCAGGTGAGATCATCTGGAAAGACGTCTTGAACGGCCGCGAGGGGTCGCTGTCTTCCCACTCTGCCGTCCCGATCATCTCTCCGGTGTAGCAGAACGCGCCGACCCACAGGCGTAGCATCCCGGTAAACGTGAGTTGCCCGGAAGCGTCGAACCAGCCGTCTTCGCTCTCCGACGCCAGGTTGAACCGCGCTTCGGCTACTGACGCGAACTCTTCGGCCCACCCTTTGCCATAGTCGGTATCGCTGCCCAAGATGACGCGGTGATCGGGCTTGGCATTGAGCCGGTAGCTGGCACCGACGATGCTGTCTTTCTGGATGCGGACGGCACCTTGCGTGTAGCCGTCGTTCATCACCATGTCTTTGCCGCGAGCGTCGGCCAGGCGCTTGCCGGGGTTGATGGCCCGGTCGGGCGACACCATGGCCGGACTCCATAGGCGGGTTTCGCGTTTGGTGCGCTCGGCCCCTTCGAGACCGCCCCCAAACGCCATTTCACCACCGTCCTGTTCGACGATGGTGAAGGTCTCTTGCTTCGGCTGTGCTACGATCTTCTTCATTACTGCCTCGGAAAAACAAAACCAACGGGACGGGGCTTGTAGGTCTTGGCGAACGTACAGTTGACCATGGCCTTGAGATCGTTAATCAGCTTAAGCAGGTTCACCGCATTGGCGGTGCTATACTCCACCGTCTCGCCGTTCTGATCGACAAAACGCCGGATAGCCTTTCCGCTCATAAGGTCGTCGTAGGCAGCTTCGAGCCGGGTAATGCGCGCCCGGATGGCGGTCTTCTCTGCTTCGGTAAGCGTAAGGCACGTCATCGTGTTACCCCATCTTGCGGCCGAAATCGGCGAAATTGAACGTCCTCACCTCTCTATGCTCAAACGGAGCGGACGCTTCCGGGGATATAACCAATGGGTTTTCATCCCAATCCGAGGCGAAAGGTGGAGGCCGATCCCAATTAACCTTGTCTATCCCGATTAGGGACGAAACACAAGCCCCGATGGCGTAGTAGAACAAGTCCCACGCTTCGTTACGCTTTGCAACTTTCTCCCATCCCTTGCCGGGAGTCCGAACCTCGGAAGTTAGTTCCGCGAACAGCCAACGCATACCAAGGGTAATCAGCCAGCGGGGTAGATGGATCATACCTTTGCCCGGTTCCAACACATCCAGTCGCCCATCCAGGTTGTCCTTGCACAAGGTCGGGTTCAGTTGCAGCACAGGTATCTCGCCTCGGCGGCGGGACTTGTCCTTGGCGATCTCACTGTCCGGGTAGGTGATGCGCGCACGGGGTGCGCCAGGCGTTGCGTCACCTTTAAGCAAGTGGAACCGATTGGCGAGCCCTTCGCTGCGCATCTTGCGCCAGAAGTCGTAGGCGTTTGTGGTGACGCCGCGCTTCGTGTCGCTGCCATCCCGCCCTGACGACCCGCCTGAATCGCACAGGGTCAGTTTAACCGCCATCTTCCTGCCGCTGTCGTCGTCCAGTTCGTAAGTTGCGAACATCACCTGCTCTTTGATCTTGTCCCAATCGTCGAGATACGACGCCGGCTTGACCCACAGGTAACTCTCGCGGCCCTCCGGCGCGCTGGGGTCCACCCTATCGGAATACTGGATGGTGAAACGATCAACCAAGTAGAGGTCGAACGGCTCGCCCGGCGCGATTCCTATCACTTGGCACACGAAGGCGTTCTTCTGCACATCGACCAGTCCCAACAGGAACCGCACCTTGCTGGGGACGCGCTTGTGCGGCCAGTCTTCCACCCGACCTTCGATGGACTCCGGTGTGCGGAGATCGGTATCGACAATGTGCTTCGGGACGTAGGGAACCCCGAGGTCGGTGTTGAAGAACTTCTGCAACGAGGTTTCATCGCCCGTCGCGTTGTAGTCATCCTCGGCGTCGAGGTATATCTTTACAAGTTGCGGCCAAGTGGCGAACGCGGCCGCGACACCCATAAGCCAGAACGACGCGATATTGGAGCCGTTACCCTTACCCCGGACGTAGCCGTCCTCGTCTATCCGCTGCCCCTCCTTGACCCACTGTCCCCACAGGTTCATGTTCTTGCGGTCGCGCGGCTTGATCCGATACTGACAGTGCGGGCACTCCATGTACGCCGTGGCGGCCTTGGCCATGTTTGTCGGGAGTTCGTGGCTCCACCCGATGTTCTCCCACCGGCCCTCGAAGTAACTTCCGCAATCAGGGCAGGGCCAGTACCAACGGCGGCGATCCCCGCGATTATAGAGAGCCAATATGCCTGTGGTCGGCGGGGCCATGTGCCCCGTGACGACCTTCTTGTAGTCGGTGATCTCTCGTGACGGGCTACTCTCGGCCAAGGTCATGGCGTTGGAGCCGTAAGTCGTGGTGCGCTTCGACGCCAGGTCGAAGGCATTGCCTTCGCCGTCGATGTCGTCTTCGATGCGGTCGTAGTCGGTGATCGCGACGCGGCCGACCGGCTTACCCGACAGTTCGTTCTTCGACGGGTGCGATATGGTTAGAAGCATACCGTTGTCGAACGTCTTGTCGAATTTGTTGTCGGCTTGGCTGCCCCGTGCCAGCGCGTCCTTCACCTCCGGCGTGTATCGGATCAATCGGTCGATGCGGCGCATGGAGAAGTCGCGCGCAGCGGTGAACGACTGGCACACAATCATCATGTCCTGTCCATCGACGTGTGCGCCGTAGCCTGTCCAGTTGATGATGAGTCCATCGGTCTTGCCGGTCTGTGCCGAACCCGCGAACACTACCCCCCGGAGGTCGGGGTTGGTAAGTTCATCGGCGGGTTCTTCCATGTATGGCGTGGTCTCGTTGCGATACGGACCTACATATGCGCCGGGCTGGTTGACTTGTCGGAAGTCTTGAGCCCACTCGCTCACCGTCATGCGGCGCGGGGGGACGAAGACCTTGGAGACAATAGTCTTCGCCAGATCGCCAAGGTCCGCGTACTTAGATGTCGATTTCCTCGTCGTCCTCGGTATCAGGAACTCGTCCGTCGTCACCACCGGAACTGACCACGGGTTGAGCCCTTGTCGGTCGTCTATCAGCTTCTCGGTTAGCATAATGGTCCCGGAACTTTTCAGTGAGTTTTTCTTGCAAAGTGACGATGGCTGCGTCGGTTATACGCCTAAAAGCCCTGCGTTGTCCATCGGTGAAGCCCTCTTCTCGCTCCACGTCGTCGGACACGAGGATTAGGGTCTGCCGGATTCCCTGACACAGGACGCCGAACAGTTCCACGACGTCTTCTGTCGGCCACAGGTTCCCCATCTCCTTCTCGTAGGCTTGTCGCGCGCGCTGCCCGTTCCAAAACTCCTTGTTCAGAAGGGGAGGGAGTTCCTGCGGCGACAGTTGCCGGATGTAGTCTTCGATCTCGTAACCCGGCTTGACAAGGCGTGACGCTGCGTCTCGTATTCGGTAGACCTTGTACCCGTTCCGCTTCCCGGCCGGAATGACCCCCTTCATCCGTTGGGGGAGGGTCTTCGCGTCGGTCTCAAACATCTGCGCGATTTGAGACATCGTG